TCTTCGAAACCGACGTCAAAGTCGGACTCGCTTCCCTGCGAGCCGCTCAGGGGGCCACGATGCGGGATGCGATGCTTTTCGCAGATAGCCGCATGGTCGGAAAGATCGTCCGCCGATGCGTGAGCAGAGAGTAGGCTGGCAAGAAGAATTATCGTAGCGTATTTCATGTTTCCCTCTTAGTCGTATTGCCAGTTGGAGCCGTTGCAAGTGACCGGCGCATTGACGCTCGTGGCGCCCCCGCCCGTCACAGTGCCGTGAAAAGTTGCCGCGGCGTTTGCGACCGTATCGGAGACGAAAGCCGCGTAGCCCTTGAGCCCGGAATTGCAGCTCGGGAGCCCCGCAATCGTGAAGCTCTCTAGTGCGATCGGCGAATACATTTGCATGACGCTGCTGGAGAAGACCGCGAAATTCGCCGAGCCCGCCGCGTTGCGCAACGTGATCGAGTTCGCGCTGAGATAGGCGTTCGCTTGCGCGAGCTGCACCGCCGAGTTCAACGCGCCGTGATTTTTGATCGTCAGATAGGTTCCGTCGTCATAGAGCGCGGCGTTGGACGCGACATAGAAGCCGTTCGCCGCCGTCGTCGCATTGAACCCCGTGGCGTTCGTCGCGCCCGTGCCGGCGACGCTGAACCCAGGGCTTGCGAAGGCGTTGCCCGAATAGCTTCCCGCCAGATTGATCCCCGCGGCGTGCGTGCCGTTGTCGAGATAGGCGGTCGGCGAGTGCGACACGTCATAGATCGTCGCAATCTTGAATTCTTGCGCGGCGTTGTCCCAAGCCGCAAGGCCATAATTCGCCAGCGGGTTTGCGCCCGCGTAGCACATGCAGATCATGCCCTGATTATAGTGCGCCGCGCTATCGACGACGCCCGACAAGAATAGGTTGAACGTGTTGGGCGTCGAAAATCCCGAAGCTGCGATGGCATAATTGCCGCTATCCAATTCCAACGTGATGTTGCCGATCGGGTTTGCGCCCGAAAAACCCGGCAAGATCGTTGACGAGATCACTTGTCCCCAAATCGAGCCTGAATTTCCAGTAGCCTCGACGCCGATGGACAGGCCTGCCTTGTAATAGCTCAGCGCATTGGCGTTGCCGGCCGAGGAAGTCATGAAAAGCGTCACCGCGCTTTCGGCTTCCGAAGCGTTCGTGCCGGGAACGTTGATCAAGACGCTGTTCAGCGTCGGGTAGCCCCCGAACGTATAGGAGATGGACGGCTCGGCCGTCATCGTCATGCTGTTGAGCGTTTGCAGGGCGCTCCAGCTGTTCGCCCCATTGAGCAGCCCCAGCACGCCGCCGCTCGTGCCGATCATTGATCCCGTCAGCAACGCATTTGGCGCCGGCGTCGTCGCATAAATCGGCAGACCGAGCGCGGTGGCAACCCCGGAGCCCATGCTTCCTACGGTGATCTCACATTCGAGCAAGTCCGTTTGCAGCGCATTGTCGGAATTCGCCGTGATCCCCCCGGGGATGCCCGGCGTCAGCGTCGAATTGATGACCCCTTGCAATTGCGCCTGCGTATAGGGGCAAGTCGCGCGCGCAGGGGACGCCGACACGGCGAAGACGAGCGCCAGCGCCGCGACGACGGGTTGCGAAAATCTGGCCATGCGCCGCTTTCGAGTCATGCGTCAAATTCCGTGCCGCAAAGAACGATCCATCGTCGAGGCTCAAACGTGAACCGCGTCACCAGCTGGCCTCGGTGAAGTCGAAATTGGCGTAGCCGAAGCCGGCGAAGTCGAGCTTTTGCGACAGCGCCGCGGAATCGGGCGTGAGATAAGCGAGGAAGCGCGGATCGTCGATTTCGAGCGGCGTGTTGAGCGCATAGGCGGCGCGCGTCGGCGGCCAGATGTCGATCAAGGTCGGCGTTCCCGGCCAGATGCCGGTGATGACGTGCAGCCGGCCGTTGAGCTCGAAATAATCGCCGGCCGTCACCGGCGCGACGCTCGAATTATTGATGCTGAGCTGCGTGGCGTTTTGCGCCGCGGCGGCGGCCAGCAGACAGTCGCCGGTGTTGCGGGTGAATTCGACGCCGGTCGAAAAGATCACGCCGGTCGAAAAGGCGAGCAGCGTCGGCGTCGATGCGCCGGCGCGGCTGGCCGGGGAATTGGCCCTGTCGAAGGCCGAGACGTAGACCGGCGCGCCGCCGCCGGCGAGCAGGCCCCAGACGGCGCGATATTGCGGCAGGGTCTGCAGCTTCCAGATCGGCACGCTCTCGTAAGACAGCGTCCAGCCGCCGGCGCTCGACATCACATATTGCTCGCGGCCGGCGAGCGGCTTGGGGCCCTTCCACAAGGGCCGGTCGATCGACAGCACGGGATTTTGCGGCGCGAGGCCGCTCGGCCAATGCAGAATGGTCGGATCGCGCAGACTCGCGGCCATGGGTCAGGAGGTCCGCTTTTGCGCGTTGGCGACGAGGCCGGGGACTTGTTTGGAGAAGGCCCCGAGCGCCGAAAAAATGTGAAGCTTGACGCGATCGTCGGTCATTTCCGGCTGCACCTGCACGCCCGGCGCGTAATTATGGACTTCAACGTTGGAGCCGGAGCTGCCGTTGATCATGTTGCGCACGCCGTCGGCCTGGCTCGGCGTCATGATCATTTCGTTCTTGTGGACGAGGGCGAGCTGGGTTTGGTCAATGTTGTAGGCGCCGACGTCGAAAGACGGCAACGACAGAGTCGGCATGGTGAAGCCGGAGAACAGCGAGGCGAGGCCGCCGAGCGGCGCCGCGCCGCCGGCCGCGCCCAGCGCCGTGCTCAGAAAGCCCTTGGCGGTGTTCGCCATGCTCTGCACGGCGGAATTCAACAGGCTCGACATGAGGCTCTTCACGATGTTTTTGGCCGCATCGGCGAAGCGCTGCGTATGCGAGATCAAGCCGCTCATCGCCGAACCGAAGGAAGAGGCGAGCGCGTCGGTCGCCGCAAACCACGGCTTCATGGCGTTCAGCGCCGCCTCGTTGTTCAATTTGACGATGTCGTCGGCATGCTTCGACTCCAGCGCCTTGATCTTGTCGTTGACGGCCTGAACTGCCGCCGGCTTCTGGCCTTCCAGCGCCTTCTCGCGTTCAAGCAGCGCCAACTGATCGGCGTATTGCTCATCCAGCGCGACGCGCAGCTTGGCGATCTTCTGATCCTGCCCGATCTGGAAAAGAGCAACCTCTTGCTGAATGAGCCCTTCCTTCGCCGTAAGACCACGCTGCGTCTCGGCGATCTCGTCGTCGATTTCCTTCTTCGCCCGGGACAACTCTTCCGATGCGGCATTGTCTTTGCCGCCCTTCCCGGACTTGCTTTTGTCGTCGTCGCGCGCGGCGTAGCGGGCGCGGGAGATGCCTGCGTCCTGCTGTTGCTTGGGGCCCTGCACTTCGCTGCCCATGAGGCCGCGGCTGTAGCCGGCGAAGGCGTCTTTGAAGGGCACGCCGCCGCCGAGGTCCGCCTTGGCTTTCGCCATGTCCGCCAGGGCTTGCACACCTTTGTGCAGCTCACTCACGAAGTTCACGGCTTTCGTCGTCGCGTCGGCGATTTCTCCGACCACGTGATGAAACTCGAGCTTCAACTCCGCGACCGGCGCGGCGAGTCCTTGCAGCGCCGTCAGAAGCTTTATGTCGGTGATGACGCTGGCTTCTTCAATCTTGCGTTTCGTCTCCTCAGCCGATTTCACGAGGCTTTCGTTCAAGGAGACGCCGGCCGCTTGCGCCGCAGCGCTAAGATTTTTCATCTCCAGCTCGCCGCGCACGATCGGCTCATAGAGCTTCTCGCCGGTGTCGGAGCCCCAGAGGGCATTGATTAGGTCAATTCCCTCTTGCCGCGGCAACGCGCGGATTTTCTGGCCCACGAGATCGATGAATTCTCCCGACGATTTTGCACCGTCCAAAACCTTCAAAAACTCTTTGTCGATCTTGTCGAGAGCGTCTTTGACCTCGCCGGTGTTGCGCTGAAATTTCTGATATTCTTCATTGGCGTTTTTCAGCGCTGCAACCGTCTCTTCGCTGCCGAGCCCAGAGCGTGCGCCGACGATCTTTGCCGACTGAACCGAATTCGCAGAGAGACCCGTTTCCTTCGAAACTTTGCCCAGTTCGGCGAGCTGATCTTGGGCAAAGTCGCCGACTTTGTAGGCCAAATATCCGATTGCCGCGGCGGCGGCGGTCGCGATTGCGGGGACAACGCCGATCGAATTTGCGAGGCCCTTGATCGGGTTGACCACGCGTTCGATCTCATTGCCGGACAGATTGGTGTTGTTCCAGGCGAAGAGCGCGAGGCTATCGAGTTTTTTGTTGAACGCCGCAGCGCCGTTGGCGGCTTCGTCCAGCGGCTTGCGCGACAGCGAAGCAAGCTCCCTGCGCGCGCTGGCCGCCGCTGCCGAGGCGTTCTTCAACGCCGCGCCAAGATGCGCGTCGAAATGGCCGCTCGAGCTCGCGACCGATTCCGCGAAGTAGCGCACCTCTGCGTCGAAGGATTTGACCTGCGCCTTGGCGACGGCGATCGCCGAGTCGAGCCCGGTCGTATCGCCGCCGAAACGGACGGTCAGAGCGGATTCGCCGGCCATGCGGAGGGGCTCCTATTTCACGACGCCGCTCGGGAACAACTCACGCAGCTTGGCGCGATTGTTCTCCGCGCGTTGCTTGCGGTCTTCCGCCGGCTTGAACACGCCGAGGCCGACGGCGATGGCGCGCACCAGAATGTGCGTCGGCGGAAATTCCCGCCAATATTTGTTGCGCGCGAAGAGACGCGGAAAGGTCAGCGTCGCTTCTAGCTCGTCGGTCCAGGGTTCGCCGCTGCATTGGCAGTAATGGGCGATGAGTCGGTCGAATCCGGCTGGGGAGCCGTCGAAGGGCTCGCCGTCTCCCCCTGCGCTTCCCCCGTTTCGTCTTCCCCCTGTTCGGCCGCGGCTTCTTTCTTGAAGAGGCCGGCCTGGACGAAGACGGTTTGCACGGCGACGACCAGCTCTTCCGAGGTGATCATCAGATCGAGAAAATCATCGAAGCGCAGATCCGGATAGGCGCGCGTCAGACTGCCGTGCACCGCGCGCAGCATCAGATCGAAATTTTCCTGAGAGAGCGCCGCGAGCTGATTGCGACGGATCGCCTCGAGGCTCGGCAGAAGCGCCATCAGCGCCGGCACGACGATGCGCGCCTGGCGCATCGCCAGCAGGGGGACGAACCATTCGCGACCGGCGAGCGTGACGATCGCCGCATTGGCGCAATCGATCTTGGGATCGGGTTGCATCGAAACTCCTCTTCACGCGCGGCGGTCAGACCGCCGTGTTGATTTCGCCGATGTTGTTCGACGCATTGGCGAAGGCTTCGAAATCCATCTGCGGGATGGTGAAGTCTTCGAGCTTGCTGGCGAGATTGAGCTTGGAGGAAAGGCAGGAATAGAGCCGCAGCGACCATTGCGCCCCGACGATGTTGGGGTTGACGTCGTAGAAGTCGATCTGGAACGTCGGCGCGACGCCCATCAGCGGATTGACGATGAGCGATTTCGAGCCCTTGACCGACTGCGTGTAGCTGTAGGTCGCCAGGAAGGCCTTGGCGGCGTCGGCGGCGGAGAGGCTGTAGACGCCGCCGGAGACCAGATATTGCCCGGCGGTCGGCGCCACGCCGGAGACCTGGACGAGCTGCAGGCCCGAGGCGGCGTAGGACAGGCCGAGATTGGCGTCGAAGGTCGCGGCGTTGGCGACGGCGAAGCCCTCGCCGACCATCGTGCAGGTCGCCGCCGAGACGGCGATGGTCGGCTCCTGGTTGACGACCCAGGACGCGCCGGAGCCGGAGACGATGAAGGTGCCGGGCAGAACGTTGGTCCCGGTGAATTGCGCGCCGATGACCGGGGTTCCCGCGGAGGTCGTCAGCGCCGTCGAGCCGGCCGGGATGCTGCCAGTGAAGGTTCCCGAACCGGCGGCGGGCGCCGTGGCGGCTTCGTTGTAAGACCACAGCTTTTGCCCCGTCGTCGGCGTGACGCCGAAGAAGATCTGATTGAGCGTCGGGCCGTCGATGTTGGCGAATTTCGCCGAGCCAGTGATTTTGCCGGAGCCGCGCGCCGCCGCCACGGGGAATTGGAACTGCCCCATCAGCTGCTTGGTCGAGAAGGAAAAATCGACCGAGACCTCCTGCAGCGTGCCGAATTGGATCGGCGAACCGCCGGCGGGCGTGCCGACCAGGACGCCGGCGCCGAAGGCGAGAGAAGTATTGCTGGACATGGCTTAGGGCTCCTTGGCGAGCGCGGCGATGCGCTGTTTGAGGTCTTCGATTTCGCCGCGCAGATAGTTGAAGATCGGCGTTTCGCGCGAGATCGGAGAATTGTGGATGCGCGCCGCGAACCAGGCGTCGATCGCGGCGTCGATCGGCGACGCCGCGGGCGCGGGCGGCGCCGCCAAATCCTCTGGCGCGGGCGCTTCAGCCGCCGGCGTTTGGGCGTCTTCGTCGATCATGAAAGCTCCTTCAGGGCAGGATGACGTCGAGCGGGACGATGGCGAGGCCGCGCCCGCTCATGTCGCCGGGGGCTTCGATGGTTTCGCCTTCGATGATCGCGGAAAACACCGCGCCGCCGAGCGTGCAGCGCTGCGACGTGGGATCGTCGGGGGCAAAGGCCGCGTCGATCGTTTCCAGCAGGCCGTGAATGGTCTGCGACGGGATTACGGTTTCGTCGCCGCCATCGTCGACGTAGACGACGATTTGCATGTGCAGCGTGCGGATCGGCGGCAGCGACGGCGACGGCCGACGAATGCTCTCCGACCGGTTCAGCACGAAGAGCGCCGGCGTCTCCTTCGCCGGGATCGTCTCGGGATCGCGGTTGCGCCGGCCCGTGGTGACGAAGGCGTTGGTGGCGACGAGCAGATTGAGCACGGCCTGCGTCGCCGCTTCGCGCGTCGTCACGCCGAAGCGCCTTCTTTGACCGCCGCGGCGATGCGGGCGATGATTTGCTTGCGCATGTCCTTGAAGGTTCCGCGCATCATTTCCTCGGGCTCTATCTTGGCGCCGGGGAATTTCACCTTGCGGCGGTAGACGTCGACGGCGTTTTCGGAAAACTTCATGACGCTCCCGGCGCTCACCACGATCTCGCGCGCCGGCAGGGTCGCGCCATATTCGATGAAGAGCGCGTAATAGCTCTTGCGCGAGCCCTTCGAATTTCCGCCGGTCGGATTGGCGCCGACCTCGCCGATCGCGCCGGTCGCGGTCGCGACGACCCGGCTTTGCATGCTGGCGCGCAGCGCGCCGGATTTGACCGGAGTCTTTTCCTTGATCTTGCCGAGCAGCTCGGCGCTCAAGGTCTCGACGACGTTGCGCAGCTTTTCGGCGACGCGCGGCGAAATGGCGTCCAGCCGCGCGACGACATTGGCGGAATTGCCTTCGATCTTGAAGCTCATCTCAAGGTCAGCTCCGCTTCTTTTTCGTCGCGCCAGAAGCGCACGAGCATGCGCGGTTCGTCAGGGCGCGCGTCCGGATGGCGGCGGAAGGTCAGAATGGCCGGGTCGGGACCGGCGGGCAGATCGTCGCCCTGCGCTTCGATCTGGATCATCTCGGCGTGCGACAGGCTGGCGAAATCGAGCAGGATGCGGGTCGCGCCGAGCGCGTGCAGGCCTTGCAGGACGCCGTAGAGCGCGGCGTGGGCGCAGGCGAGGGACCGGGTGGGCATGAAGGGACGCGTGCTCACTTCGACTGAACGGGAAGCCCCTTGAACCCTCTTGGCGGCGCAGGCTCCGGCGGGTCGCCCGCGCCGCGCCATTCCATCAACAGGCTGTAGCGGCCATGATGCGCGCCGAGATCGGCGGGATGGACCCAGCCGGCGGCCTCATAGGCGGCGCGCTCGGCGTGGCCGACGTAGCGGAGCCAGAAAATCACCGCACCCCCGCCGCCGTGACGACGATCGCGCCGGCCAACTGCCTTTGATGATCGTCGACGCCGGTCACGTCGAGCAACTCGCCGTTGGCCAGGACGATTTTGTCGTGCTTTTGCAGCGGCAGCGGGAAGCGCGCTTTGGCGAGGTCGCTGGCCATGAAGATCAGCCGGCGGTCCGTCTCCGGCAGGCCGCCGGGCTGCGACGCGCCATAGCCCGACTCGGAGGGCTGCGCCGTGTCGGGCGTGTAATTTTCGACGGCGGCGAGGATGTTCTCGGCGGAAAAGAACACCGTGCGCGGGGCCGTGCCGGAGAGGCGCTTCACCGTGACCAGCTCGCCTTTGCGGGCGAGGCCGCGCCGGTAGGCGGCTTCCATGGCGCGGTCGACCATCAGCGCGCGCAGCCGGTGACGTTGAGCAGCGTGCCGTTGTTGTAGGCGCCGGTCACGAGGAGCACGGCGCGGAAGCGGTCGCCGAGCACGCCGTCATTGACCGCGCCCGCCGCGAGGCTTTGTTGCGTCGGGATGTCGAAGACGGCGCGCGGCGTCAGGCCGGAGAGATTGACGAAGGCCGTCTCGCTGGCGTTGGAAAATTGGATCGCCGCAACGTCGATCGGCGTCTGGCCCTGGTCGACGGAGGTCTGGATGTAGAGCGTCGCCGCGCCCGAGCCGGAGCCGAAGAGAAACTGCGCCTGAAAGCTCGCGGCGAGAATGCCGGCGAAGCCCGCGACCCAATCGCCGAGATAGGTTCCCGCCGCGACGACCGAGAAGGCGCCGACGCCGCCCATGGTGAGCTGGAAGGGTCCGGGGTTCTGCATGGGCGGGCTATCCTATGACCGGCACGCGGTAGCGCGCGATTTTTTCCGAGACCGTGGCCGGAATGTCGTCGGGGCCGCCGGGGCCCGTGCCCCAGAGATAGGAGGCCTCGTAGACGTTGGGGATGTTTTCCTGGCGGATGCCGGGATCGCGCATCCGCGCGAAATAGCGCCATTTGACGAAGTCTATGCAAGCGTCGACGACGTCGACGGGCAGCGTCGCATAGCCGGCCTCGTAAACCACCGTGACCGCCAGCGGCGACCAGCGCTTCGGATAGCCGCGCTTGTCCAGGCGGATGAGCTGGCCCTCGTCGTCGTCTTCGAGGAAATCGGCGCCGCTCGTCAGCGTATAGGGAGTCGTCGACGCCGGGTTTTCGACGACCGAGGTCAGCGAGACGATCGGATAGTTGGAAAGCTGCAGCGGATCCTGGCCCTGGATCAAGGGCGTGATCGGCGCATCGCGCTGCGGGAAGAACTGGTCTTGCAGCGTTTGCACCGCGAAGATGCGGTTGCAATAGGCCTGGATCGCCGCCGAACAGGCCGCGACGTAGCGGGTCAGCACGGCGTCGCGATTGGCGTCCGTATCGACGAGATCGAGCTCCTGCTTGACCGCCAGGAGGCTGGTCAGCGCTACGCTCGACGCGGCGGTGACGACCGTCGTGACGCGATGGAATTGCGCAGAGGGGCCGGCATACATCAGCCGGACTTTCGCGTGGAGACGCGCGTGCGCGCGCCGCCGACGAAGACGGTCCGCAAGCCGGCCGCGCTGCGGTTCGGCGCGGGCGGATTGGGCTCGGGCCGCAGCGGATCGGCCGGGCGCCTGGGCTTGCGCTTGGTCATGATCAGCGTTGCGCCAAATTGATGTAGGGGCTTCGCGACGTCCCGTCCGATCCGGTGATCTTCGACGTGATCAGCGGCGCGCCGCCGCAGCGCCAGGTCAGCCGCAGGACGAGCTGGTCGTTGGCGAAATAGGCGTGAGCCGAAAGCGCGCTTGCGGGTTCCTTGGATGCGAAGCCATACCAGGCCGGATCGAAGAGAAGCACGTCGCCGGGCGTGCCGACGGCCGGAAGAACGTCGGTCTCGATGACCGGCCGGCCCATGATGCGGGGCAAATCGTCGGGGTCGCAAGCGCCAGAGGCGGCGAAGGAAATCTCGCTGGGAAACGCATCGGCGAGCGTCATGGCCGATTCGCCGACCGCCCAGACGGCGCGACGCCGCGATCCGGCCGGGAGCAGGCTCCACATCGTGCGGAGATTCTGCGCGTTGAGCGTGCCGGACGTCTGGCCGGTCACTTTCGCCGCGGTGACGAGCGCCGGATTGCCCGCATTGTTGATGCCGAGCGGAACGCCCGCGCCCGTGCCGGCGCTGGAGAGGATGTATTGCTCGAGGACGTAGAGCATTTCGTCCTTGAGCGCGCGCTGCAGAAACGTCCCGAGGTTTCCGGCGTCGCGCATCAGTTCGCTCGTGACGACGACGAGGCCGATCATTTTTTCGGCGGCGATTTCGGTTTGCTTGAACTTCGGGAAACTCGCCGTCGTGGGTTGCACGCCTTCGTTCGCGAAGCCGAGCGTGATGTTTCCCCAGCGATAGCCGTTGGCGCGCGAGGTTTCGTCGACCGCCGGGATCAGAATCGAGTTGCGACCGTCCGGAACGTTGAATTTCTGGAGGTAGTTGAGCAGCGAGGTCCGGTCCTCGTAGAGCGTCGTCAGGATCTCCTGCGCATAGGATTCCGGCACGAGAAAGCCGCCGATCGTCGGGTCCGTTTCGCCCGCGCCCGTCGGCGCGCGCATCAGACGGAGATCAGCCGGGCCGTGGGCCGCGCGGCAAACCGCGTGCGCCCACTCGCCAAAATGGCGGAAGCTGTTTTCTTCGGTCACGTTGATTTCCGTCGTTCGATGCGGGCGGGCGGGCGAGAAGCGGACGCGCCTTACTGGCGCATCCAGCCGAGGTCGACCTTGTCGACTTGAAGCGTCGCGAGACCGGTTCCCGAGGGGCGATAGGCGTCCAAATAGGGCTGCATGATCGCGTTCGCGCCGGTCGTCGTGAAGGCGATGGAGCCCGTCGCATTGACGCGCTGCCCGTCGAAATAGAAGCCGATGTCCGCCGGATTGGTCGCGTCGATGCGGTAGAGGTGAAAGTTGGCGTCCAGCGTAATCTGCGAAGACGGCGCCCATTGATAGGCCGCAGCCTTGGTGACCAGGCCGGATTGATCGACGACGCGAATGTTGAGGGCGTTGCTGCCGGAGACGCCGAACTGCAGCAGGCGGGTCAGATTGTCCGGGCCCGAAACCCAGGCGGATCCCAAGCCCCAAACAACTTCGACGCCGGCGACGGACGGCGGGACCGTCAGAGCGACGCGCGCTTCAAATTGCGCACGTTTCGTCACGTCGACGGAAAGGCTGTCATTCCAGGCGAGCAACGCTTCCTCGGCCTCGGAGGTCGAGACGAGAGCGATTTGCGCGACGCCGCCGCCGGCGTTGGACACGAGCGCAACGGTCGGCGGCCCGGCGCCGACGATCTTCTTGCACCAGGGATAGCCGGCGCTCGGGCTGCCATAGACCGGGAACCCCGCCGTATGGCCGGCGCCGATGAAATCCTCGAGGAAGTTGATCGCGGTCGCAAGGCTGATCGTCTCGTAGGATTGCGTGTCGTCGTAAAGTCGATCGACGAAGGCGTCGAGCGCGGCGAGAGTTCCCATGGCGAGGGCTTCCTGTTTTCCAGAGGGAGAAAGAGCGCGGGGTTTCCCCCGCGCGTGTTACGACCAGGTCGTCGGCT